TTATGCTGCAATTAAATCTTGGGCAGGTGCTTTAGCCAGTCTCATACGTGCATGTGCCTTTGCATAGCGCAGATACAGGCAACTTACCTCTTGAATAACTACCGCATCAGTACGACGGATACCAGCCTTTTGCAAGTCGAGTACGTTACGTGCCCAGGACACATGTGTTTTCTTAGAAAGATATTCCGGGTCCATTGCAAAGCCGCAATCACTCATTCCGTTTACATCGAACAGTTCATGGTGTATGGTCAATACTTCTCCGAAATCAGTATCCCAAGATTTGAATTTCAAGTTCCATACCTCCACGGTATCTTTCAAGCGGAATTTTTCGCTCTTTATCTTGGAGAATGCAGAGAGCATATCACTTCCACAGAATAAAATCTTACGCTTGTTACCGATTCCGGTACCAACAAAAAGGTCTTTGGTAATATCCACAAGGTTTTCATCGGTAATTATGGCGCATTTCTTGTCAGTATCCCATTCGCCCACCTCGATGTCCTTTCCGGCCATCCACCAGATACCACCAGTAAACCAAGTGTTCATGCCGTCCTTTGCAATGTGCTTGATAACCTGCTTCACACCGAACAGATAAGTATTTTCCATTGCGAGGCGCATATCATATACACCGTCTTCTTCAATGTCTGAGAAATTCCAGTTCACTTCTTTGGCGGCAATCTTGTCAAAAGTTGATTGCTCTACCTGAATCATGAAGTTCTGACAATACTGGGTTTCAGGCATAGGGATATTATTGAATCGTCCCGTCTGAACATCCAATTCCCCACATGCTTTTCCCATGCGTACAAGCGTTGTTCCTTGTGGAATTTCCGGAACAAGAATCGGCTGTTTGCTTGAATCATCCATTTTGCCATTTACGGCATACACTGTAGGAAGATTTGTTGAGCTGTCCTTTCCGCACACACAAAGCACGAGGTCCGGAACGTTGCTGTCATCTTCCGTATATTTCGTTCCGTCCGGTTTGGTGATGGCGCTGACACCGACTACCCTAATGGTATCATCCAACGTGAACATATTCAAATCATCTACCGGCAACGACACACTCGCACCGCTGAGCATAGCTTCCAGCTTTTTATTGGTACTGCATTTGATTTCACGTGTACCCACGCTGTAATACTTCACTTCAAATGAATTGGTGGAACTTGATTTTGCATAACGGCTGATTTGGTCAATTGGGGTAGCCATCGGACGGATTTTCACGATGCGCTTGTCCACATCACTCAAATAGAAATTAGGGTCGCCGGTTTCACGCCCTCCTGTTTCAGTGGAAATACCGTCTGTTCCGCCCGTACCATCCGCACCAGCTGTTGTTTTACCCGCATCAGGCAGGTTCGATGCTTCTGCCATCATGACACCGCTTGATGCACCCGTCACAAACGCCAATATCATCAGCGTAATGCGACAAAAGAAACTCATTGTTTTCTTCATTGCTCTAAATTTTAAAAGTTAAAAATGTAATTGGTTTATATTTATCTGTTTATCGCCTTACGTTTTTCACCGCCACGCTCCCAAATGTTTTGTGTACCATCATAACGCCCGATTGCACCGAGGTCAGGCATCTGCCGTGAACCGCCACTGCCGCCACCGTTTTTACCGGCAAGGTCGGCTGTACCGTCATTTTTGCCTGCTTTGCGTAGCTTTTCTTCAATCTTGCTGTTGCGCCCCTTTACTTCACCCTCGTGTCCGGCAGCTTCCACATCGCTGTCGTGCCTGATTGCTTTTATGGCCATTTCTATGCTTTCACGTGTAAACTTGCCCATGATTCCGTCACGTACAATGCCTACAAGGAAATCCATTGCGCTGTCGATGTCCTCATCCGGCAGTCCTTCTTCCTGCTGCATGGTTTCAAGGGTGGTCAGGGTTTCGTTGATGTTCTTTTGATACTCTCCCTCATACTCTTTCTCTTGGGCAATGCGTTCTGCAAATTCCTTGTTGGCAGCAGCAAGTGCTTCCTGCTTTTCGGGGTCCTCAAGCGCAGCTTTGAAATCATCTCCGAACTTGCGGACCATTCCGACAATAGGGTCTTCTCCCTTGCGCCAGTCAGTAAGGAAAGCGGCACTTTGCGGGTTGCTTGCAAACAGGTCGGACAGCGCTTTTTCACGTTCCCTGTAACCGGACAATTCCTTGTCGTAACCATCGTAATCGTCATTGATTTGACCGAATAACGCTTCATCATCGGCAAATTCCTTGTCCGGATACTTTGCTTTCAATCGCTCCGTGTATCGCTCGCGATTGCTCTTAACTTCCGTATTATTAGGCATAATTCAAAAATTTAATTTATAGTCAGATTCTATAAGACAAAAATAGGCAGGGAAAGCAGGATGTCATGTTTATCTTTTTACGCTCCTATTGGTAACTTTGGTACTATAACGGGAAGAAAAATGAAGCATAAAGGAGCAGTTATGGAATACTCTATGGAGCGTATGAACGACTTGATGAGAGCATACGATGAATACATTTCATCGTGTGATTATATCCGTATGCCTGAAGTGTATAAAGTAATTGTAAACATGCCGTCCCGGAGGTTTTGGGTCAGCGATATTCGTGCCGCATTGGTCGTTTCCGCCATGATGAGGGGTGAGAACGATTTAAGTGGTATGTGGCCGTTGAAGAAAGAAATGTATGAGGAAATTCATACAAGGGTTATCGCTCTCAAATCAGAATACCCGGAACTTACCATTTCTGAGCTGTGTGCTAAAGTGATTGCTCAACCCGCACCGAAATTCTACCTCACGCCGGGTAGTGCCAAAATGATGATATGCAAGGCTAAAAAACGATGGATGCAAGAAAAGTTGAGAAGATTACGGCTCTCCTGATTTCTGCCATGATTGTGTGTTTGTCATTTTCAGGAGAATGGGATTGGCAAACTGTCGGCATTTACGCTGGAAGTAATATGCCAAGACGCTTGCTGTATCCGTTTTTCCATACGAATATGTTTCATGCCTTGCTCAATTCATGGTGTTTATTATCGATTATTTTCATTTACGATATTGGGATAGGAAGATTGCTGTCAGCCTATATGATTGCCGTTACAGTTCCAGTTGATACCCTTGGATATTTCACGACAATGGATTCGCCAACGGTAGGATTGTCCGGATTGGTTTTCGCCCTGTTTGGTTCAATATCATTTGAGGTATTACGTAAACGGTATTATCAGTTATGGATGCTGTTTTACCTTGTGGCAGGCTTCCTATTTCCGGGCATAAATGCCGTATTGCATCTTTGGTGTTATGTATTGGGACTCATCATGGCTCTGCTAAACAAGCCTGTTAAAATCATGCACCATGAAAGATAAGGCCATCAAGGACATATTGACAGAGAATGAACGCCGCAATGCTATTGTATATGCAAAGTTCAATCCAATTACCGGAGAAGGTTCTGTCGGTAAACGTGTAAAGTGTACCATCAGTGACTTTCCTATACATACCCAGTGGTTACCGGAACGTATCATGAAAGTACCGCTTGTACGCCAACTCATCGAAGCCGGTTCTATTTCCAAATTCCTCACGGACTACATGGGCGTGGAAGACAATCAGGATGATCGCTTGAAGGTCATAGAGCAGTTTGTACGAATACGCAGCCGCGAGGATTTTCCGTTTTGGGCGGCAACGTTTGTCTATATCAAGGCCAAAGGCGGTGGTGAGGATGTCCTGTTTCGTCTGACAAGACCTCAACGACGTTTTGTGGATCGGCTTGAGAAATTGCGTATTGCAGGGAAACCGATACGCATCATCCTGCTTAAAGCACGGCAATGGGGTGGTTCTACCACTTCACAACTTTATATGGCATGGTTGCAGTTGCTTCACAAAACCGGCTTAAACTCACTCATCATTGCACATCAGGGCGCAGGCTCCGATGAAATCAAGGATATGTTCGACCGGATGATTAAAAGTTATCCTGTCGAAATGCTCTATAAAATTGATGAAGCCTACAATGAGAACGAGCCGAAGATTGTAGGAGTGGGAAAATCGGGAAGTATATCGCGTATTCCGCAGCGTAACTGCAAAATCAAGATTGGTACGGCTGAACGCCCGGATTCGTGTCGTGGCGGTGATTACAATCTTGTACATCTCTCCGAAGTAGGAATATGGAAGGCTACGGAGGGAAAGAAACCGGAAGACATTGTGCGCTCCGCCTGTTCGGGTATTCTCCTCAAGCCCTACACCATGATTGTTTATGAAAGCACAGCAAATGGCACCGGGAACTTCTTTCATCGCGAATATACTGCCGCAAAAGAAGGGAAATCCCAGTTCGAGGCAATGTTCGTTTCATGGTTTGACATCGAGCAATACACACTCGCTTTTGATTCGGACAAAGAGAAATGGGATTTTACAGAATGGCTTTATCAGAATCGGGACAATGAAAATACAGATTCCGAACGTGAGGAATGCGGTAAGTATCTTTGGTCGCTGTGGGAAAAAGGTGCTACGCTCGAAGCTATCCATTGGTACATAGCCGAACGCAGGAAGTACAATGACCATGGACAAATGGCTGCCGAATTTCCATCTGATGATGTGGAAGCCTTCGTACATTCGGGAGCACGTGTGTTCGACAAATACAAGGTCGATGCAATGCGTAAGACCTGCAAGAAGCCTAAATATGTCGGTGAAGTCTGTGCCGATGCGGATGAGGGCAAGAACGCTTTGCAGAACTTGCGTTTTGTGAAAGACAAACAGGGATTGTTGCATATTTGGGAGTTACCGGAAACAGATGAAAAGGAAGTTGTTACAAATCGTTACCTCACGATTGTCGATGTGGGTGGACGTTCCAATAAAGCAGACTTCTCTGTTGTTCTTGTGCTTGACCGTTTATTCATGGCTGACGGTGGAAAACCCGTTGTAGTGGCGCAATGGTATGGGCATTGTGACATTGACCAACTTGCATGGAAAGCAGCACAAATAGCGGCTTTTTATGACAATTCACTTTTGGTGATAGAAAGTAACACGTTGGAAACGCATGACAAGGAGCGGCAGGTGGATGGAGACCAGTCACAGTTCATCCTTAATCAGATTAAGGAGATTTATCCTAACCTCTATGCACGTAGCCAGTCCGAAGAAGCCATACGTGAGGGCTTGCCAACCAAATACGGCTTCCATACCAATGTATCCACTAAACCGATGATTATTTCAACGTTGGTTAAGGTTATTCGTGAGAATATGTACACAGAACGTGATGAGCGTTGTTTGGACGAATACCTATGTTATGAAAAGAAACCGAACGGTGCCTTCGGGGCAATTAGCGGAAAGCATGACGACCTGTTGATGACGCGTGCCATAGGTCTGCACATCTGCTTCTTTGAAATGGAGATACCGAAGATTGTACCACGCATCGGGAGATTTAAAGTCAGGAAAAAGAAAGCTGTCTCGGCAGCAACAATATAAGTTTAATTTAAAAACAAGGAACTATGAACATTTTCAAAAGAATCAGTGCTTCGCTTCGTTTACGTGAAGCGATCAGACAAGCGGACGAAAAACACAAAGAAACCGGAGAACGTTACTACGTTATGCCTGCCGGTGGAAAAAAAGGACAGCTTATCATTATGGATAGAAAGAACTTCCGCAAGTTGAAACAGAAAGGCTACATCAATCACAATACGTTCGTGGGTGACCTCGAACGCGAATGTTTCTACTGTACGACTTATAGAAACGGTTCAGCTATGCTTCCTTCTGCTGTTATTGCATTGAAACGAAAACAGTATTTCTCATGGCTTAATTCATTTTCAAATACCAAAGAGAATGGGAAAGTACGGAAATATTGATGGCATTGCCACACTTACCAATGACCCGCTCGCACTTGACAATATCAATAAGTTCAAAGTCGGAGATCGGGTGATGTGCAACGATAACGGTGTCATTGGTACGGTTAAGGAATTGGATATTTCGAACGAAGCCTGTGTCGTGGATTTCGACAATGGGGAGGAAGATGTCTGGATAGAAAATTTTCAGCTGTCCAAAGAATAATAGACATGAGGGTGTACCAATTGGAAAAGATATTTGGCACACCCTCATACTTTATCTGCTAAACATGGGCTTGTTTGATTCTTTTCTCGTTGCCTCTTGACCAAATGTCATCTTCGGTTTGACCATATGTCGCAAGTTGCTCTATTTCTCTCTTTTGTTGTTCCTGCCAAGGTTCAAATTCTATAATATCTCTCATAAGCCATGAATCCCACCTTCCTCTGAAACAGATACCCCGGTCATCAAGGTACACATCGGCAATGATTTTTCCGCTTGCATGTTCCGGTTGATTCGGGTTCTCATTTATATGGTCGTATGAAATATTGTTTTCTTCCAACCACTTTTCTAATTTTTCAGTTTTCTTGCGTGTCGTGAAGATGATGATAGTCCATCCGTTTTTCTTTAGGGTAGCTGTACCTGTATCTGCGTTCGGTATCATCTGCCCGAACACATCCTCGCCTTGCCAACCCTTGCTGTAGTCATGTATGACACCGTCAAAGTCTATACAAATAGTTTTCTGTTCCATAATGTTTTAATTTAAATCATTGCCTTATTGCATTATTCAGTTTATTCACGGCCTGCATGTTCGCACCTTGTTGCGCTTGCGCCATCAGTTCGGGAGAAAGATCATCGGGCACTTTACCCTGCTCCAATTGTTCCTTCTGTGATTTGATGCTCTGCAACAATTCATCTGCAAACGGAAAATCCCCATGCTCAAGCAGCTGCTCTACACTGATTGCCTGAGACTGGTACAACTGCATAAGCATATCGTTAGCAAGATGCCTGTATGCCGGTGTTGAAGTGCTTTCGGTAATGCTTAAATCAAATTCTACATCACGTATTTTCTTCGGGTCATATTCGATTTGTGCACCACTCTTACCTGCAATATTGAATACACGTTTGCTATCATAAAACTGCTGCATATTCTTCACATCCTTGTATGCTCCGTCCACTACAAAACAACTGAAGCATTCAAGCAGGTCGAGCAATGACTTCGTGGCGTTTTCTGTCTGTTGGTTATAGTGCGATGCACTTTCTCCCGAATATCCCGGTTTCCCTTGCAACGCACCTGTTACGCCTGAAATGTCCTCAAAGAACTTCAGCTGTATATTGAGCAATTCTGCAATACCTATGTTGGTGGAATTGTTGGCTACCTGCTCCGGAACCTTACCACTCTTGCTCGGCTTATAGACAATCACGCCGTTAAACTCGGTCCAACTCTCTGCAATATCGTCAATGCTCACACCATCAGGAAGACAATCCTCCGGCATCATCAGCACACCTTTTGCGCTTGCCCTCATAATCCAGTCATAGAGAGTTATCAACCGGTTGGTATATCTCTGTTGGTCGATTACATCAGCAACGAATGAATGGATTTCACCATCAATGAACGGATATGCCTTGAAAACATATGGATGGCTTCCATGCTCGTAAGGCGTTTCCCCCTCCCTCAATATGTCGCCAAAAGGAGAAAGGTAATAGAAATACCAATAATCGTCCACAAACCAAGTAGCTTTTATCAACGGAACCTCATCTTCCGGCATACCGGCTTCCTTGGCCATACGCATACGTTCTTCATTTTCAGTAAGCACCACTTGTGCGTAATCTTCTTCGTCTATTTTGAAAATATCGCCGTTTTGGTAGTCATGGCAACGGTATCTCGGTTTTTGCTCCTTGCGCCATATCTCTATCACACGGCATCGTCCCGGCTCGCTTGTGAATAGAAAATCGTAGTTTTCCAAGCGGCTATACCCGAAACGCTCCGCATATGTGGCTATGTAATCTTTCCTTGCCGCCCACTTGTAAATGTCATGCAATTGTCTGTATTCCTGCGGACTTGATGCGAACTGTTCACACAACTGCCCGAAAGAAATGTCATGAACTTCTCCAAGCACGGAAACATCCCAACCTCTGAAATCTCTCATGTTGTTGTCGATAAAGAAATTATTGGGTTGCACATAGTCCGTCCAACAATCCTCTTTTCCATTACGCCAACCGTACGACTTACGGTGAACAATAAAACCGCTTATCAGGAACTCTTCCATTGTTCGGGCATATACATCGTTCATTCGGTTAAGCTGCATGTTGCATTGAAGTATCGTGCTCATCGTTTCACCAAGTTTCTGTTCATCCCGATCACGTGCGGTACAGGTCGGTTCTTTACTTTGGCTTCGATACACGCCAAGCACGCTTCGCACAAGCCTACGGATAAGGTTGTTTTTCAAAGGCACGTTGCCTTGACTTTTAATGTATTCTTCCTCGCTCATGGATTTTCCGTCCACACAAATCATATCATCCCATTGGAAACCGTAGGTATAGCGTTTGTTTCGCTCCCGGTCTTTCCGAAAGTCGTCCATCTGGCTCCAATAGTATTGTGCTTCCATAAGAATGTCAAATGCCCGGCGGTCACCATAACGTTTTGCAGAAACAACAGTATCTATCTCGGTGGCATCATTTCTTCCCGGAGCGATACGGCTCATTGGCAGCAATTTTCTTTCGCTTTTATTTATATGCATATTTTTATCATTTTAATGATTGCTCGGAACAAATATACTGCTCCGGGCAATCATCCTATGTTTAACTATTTACGGGTCTCTAATTCTTCCAACTTGCCAAGCATTTCAACTTTCAAGTTCATAATCATGGTTTCAACTTCTTCTCGCTGTGTCGGGTCAATGAGTTTTAGAGCATCGCTTGCTTTTCGTATGGCTTTGTCATAGCCTTTAACCAAAACGTAACGTTTGAATACCTCTGAATTGATAAGTTCATTTATCTTTTCAGCATACTCGATGTTACCCATTCTGACCTGATTTTTGTATCCGCTTAAAGAATGCTGGACACCTTTCATTTCATCAACTGCATCAGAATATTCACGGTTGATTTGACTGCCTGTTGTCCGTTCGTCTGCAGTTTGATAGAAACTGCTTATGACAGGTACGTTATGCCATTCCTGCAAATCTTCATTCCACAGCATTTCCAATGTCTTTTGGGCCTTGTTCAGCGTTTTGCCGACACCTCCGAGATAACTTTCAAACAGGTGTTCAATCAATGCCGGGTTATTTAGGTTGACTACTCCCAGAAGTGGCTTGTCAATCCAACCTTTATCAACATTGTTCCCTCCTGTTATCTCGTTCAGCCACCTTGTACCGTCAACAAGCCAAGGGGCGGTACTCTTGTACGCCTTTGTCCACTCTGGATCCATTTCGTTCCACGTGTGTTTACGGTAAATAGGTTTACCAAAATAATCCGTATTGGCTATAATCTGTGCAAATGGTTGTCCTATAGTCGGTGTAAGGCTTACTGCGACATTGCCTCCGTTTCCTGTTAGGTCAATAGGAAGCATGGACGAGAATCCGGTTGCTGCCTTGCTTAAACCGTCTTCAACATTTTCCTTTCCGGCAAGGACTGAATATGCTATTTCTCCCATACTGTAGAAAGGTCTCATTTCGTGTGGTAATGGAAGCGTCATATATCCGTTTTCACTCCAAGGTACATAAAGGACGAGGTTGTTCCTGCGTACCCATTCCGGCAAATCCCAATAACTGTTGTCATCGTCATCTCCACCAAGCAGAGCCTGTATAGCCAAGTTCATCATTGGGACAAGGAAACCCGCCGATGAGAACAGGGTTAATGCCATAGTGGTTTTAGCAGGGTGTTTTTCCATAAGTTTACCGAAGTTCGCTACACTCTGAATGGCTGCATTGAAGAAGATGTAACTGAAGTTCATGACACTTGCACCCAGTCCGCCACTTCCTTTCTTGTTGAAGTTGACGGTAATCTCTTTCGCATCATATATTGAGTGTGCCACATCTCTGCCCATTTGTCGGCTTGTCATATACACCATGAAGCGTGTCGTGTCCTCCGCGCTTCTATTCAGAAACTCCACGCTATCCCACAATCCGTTCCATGCTTTTTGGGTAATGGAACTTTTGCCCTCTGCTTCTTTTACGAAACGCTTGATGTTTCGTTTGTAGTCTTCAACTGTATTCAGTTGGGTAAATCCTGTTTCGCCTCCATTACGGATAAACTCGTCAAAATAACGTTCCAAATCGTTATTCCTATCAAGCCTGCCGTTTCTGTATTTTACAAGCAGACGTGGTAGTTGAGCCTTAACCAGGCATTCTGTTACATTCTTGTTATACTTGGCTGTATATGCAGCGTTTTCTTTAATGGCTACTGCCGTACCTGCCCAAATGATGTCTCTTGACAGGTTACTCACGACAAAGGCAGGGTTCATTGAAGTAAATGCTCTTGCCATAAGATTCTTCACCGCTTTTGCAGCCTTGTACAGACTGCTGTCGTTTACATCCGGGTTGGTCAATCCGTTGATGGCTTGTGCCGCTCTTGGATTGCCATTGATATAAAGGCAATATTCCTTACCGGCTCTTTTTACTCTTACAACGTGTTCCTGACCTTCACGTTTCGTAATATGCATACTTAGTTTCAGCCCGTCCTTCTTTTTCGTGGCATTATCTCCGAGGGCTTCCATTTCCTGCTCGAATTGTTCGACAATGGAAGCCACCTCGTCACCTGTCGCATCTTCCGGGATTACAGGGTTTCTTGCTTCCCATTCACCGGTGGCATTGTCAAGCACATACCATTGTTCGCTAACGCTTACAAGTTCATTCGGATTGTTTAGAATGAAGTTCAGAAATTTCTGCTTCATCAGATTCCTGTTTCCTTGAACGATGCTGCTTTCCGCCATGAATCCAATGGTGGCCAACGGGTCGTCAGCCAGACTTGTACGTCCTTCTGCTGTCTTCAATGTCGGAGAAAGCATCAGACGGTTGCTTGTCATATATTCGTATTCGTTGGAAGCGACTTCGCAATCCCAACCTCTTAATGGCACATAATATTTGAACATTCCACAAATTTTGTCATAAGTGGATTTGCTCATCAAGCCGCTATTGTAACTTTTGCGTAACGTTTCTTTGGTCGCAGCGTTGATTTTATCCCACAATTCGGACACACTGTATTTGTTCTCGAACTCATCAACTATCATTTGTGCAGCCTCGGTGAAATTATCTTTATCACCGGTCAATTCAGTCAAACCCGAATAATCACGTGCAATAGTACCGTCCCAAGTGTCACCATCCTGTTCTGCATCTCGTTTGGAGAATTCCTCATTACGCTCCAGACCATGCTTTGCTATGATGTACGACTTCAACTCTTCATAAGATGCACCTGATTTGATAAGTTTCTGAATAGCTTTCATCAGAGGTTTATAGAAATCCCTTTCATATATCTCCGCTTGCGACTTGTTTTCTGCCGACATTCTGTTTTCTGCAATATAGGCATTTTCAAACGAATGAATTGGATTCCCTGTTTCTTCTGAAATCATGTCCTGCAATGCTTTCAATGCGGACATACTGTCTTGATACGCCTCTTTCAGTCTGTACAGGAGATTTTCTTTCCATTTGACACTTCTGCTTTTATTGGGTGTACGGACTTTCCTGTCATAGCGTTTCCTTAAAGAGTCGCCGTCACGGTATAGTGCATCATCACTTTCTGTAACAGTCTGATGATGTGGGTCGGAAACCGCATAATTTCCGACTTTCAGTTCATACTGCTTTGCCACATCAGCGGCTTCTCCCAATATGTTTCTGTATCTGCCCGGTTCCGCAAGGTTCTCGTAACTGCGCCACAAGATGTAGCGAAGTTCGTTGTCCGATAGAGTAACCCCTCTGAAATCCTCAAAGCCTATCTTATGGAGCATATTCAGGAAGAAATCCTTTATCTGCCTCCACCAACTTGCGTTGATGTTCTCAAATTCGGTATCTTCTGCAAGCGAAGCCAGATATTCTTCTGTTGCTGTATAAGTAAAGTCGCTTTCGCTTTTAGGCAGGTTTGCAATAATCTCGGCTTGCTCGAATACCGATGTTACACCCTTTATCGCATGCTGTACATATTGTCGATACAATTTCTTACGTATATTCGTAATGCGTCTGCGTATGTTCTCATCGGCATTGTTGAATACATTATCGAGGAATGTATCAAAATGTTCTCCGAACAACTGGCGCAAACCATAGTGCGCCACAGCCTCATGCAGCAGTGTCTGTTCAACATCAAACGTACTTGTATGGTTGGGAATGACAATGGTTATCTTCCCTGTACTCTTCGAGTAGATGCCTTTTGCACGCTGCTTCTTTCCATCCAAGACGGAAGCATCAGTAACAACCTCCACATTGTCAAGATGCAGTTTCTCTGCAAGGCTTTCCACACGTTCTGCCATTCTTTGGCGTTCACGCTGTGCAAATTCCCTCCGCTGCTTTGCCGTTCTCCTTGACTGGCCGAGCAGTTTTGCTACTGGGTCATTCTCAAAACCGACCTCATCATCGGTATATGCACCATCACCTTCACGCAGATTTTCCCTTTCAACACTTGGATTCTCAAAACTTTCCACTATCTTTGTGATAGAAGAAAGTCTTGGATTGCTGAGGGCTTCCGTTTCGAGGACGGAGTGGTGCAGATAGTCTAAGGCTTTTTCTTTATTAATGTAATTGGCAAAACCTCTCTCTATCCAATCAATTATATTATTGTTTCCTTTCCCAAAAATGGAAGTCACCACATTGAAATCAATATCATTCCCTCTTCCTACCGACAATGTTACCAAAAAGTTACCCTGCTCCGTTTTTAATTCGGTAAGAACAGATCGGTTTTCTTCTTTTCCATAATTTTCAAACACGGCAATAGGATTCGCCACTGCTTCGGGAAGATTCTTTAATTCCTCCAGCTTGAAGCCGTGCTTCTTCATCTTCTTTATGACTTTGTTTCCGTACAGTTTCATGGGTTTGTCGGAAACTCCGGCTGACAACAGTATGTCCGATGGAGTGCCAAGGTTAAGTATCACTTTGTCTGCATTGGATTCTGTCAACTTTTCCAGTTCCTCGTTAAACCTATCGTTCACTTCCTCCAAATCATCTTCCCGATACAGCACATTGTCATCTTCTTCTGCAGTGGAAATATTATTTGCAGTTTCAACGGTAGCGTCCATTTCCGCATACTTGGCTTCCTTTTCCTCCAGTTCTTTCTTCATCAGTTCGGCATATTCCTCCAACTGTGATTTTGCCTGTGCCAATTCTTCTTCATATTCGAAAGGTTTGCCCTCTCGTAACAGGAGTTCTTTCAATTCGGCTTCATTATGCTTCTTGTTTTGCTCTCCGGCATTCAATCTCTCGGCAAAATCCTTTCCTGTAATCACATTGACTGTAATGTCTTCAATAGCATTGCGAAGCAAATTTTGGCGTACCGGCACATCTTCAATGCCGAGTTCGGGACATGAGTAGGTCATTTTACGCTCAACATCATTGAAAAGTGTTGCACCGTCACGCATGGTCTGCCTTGTCAGCTTTGTTGTAACTACAAATGAAAAATCGCCTATCTGTATAGTCAGTTCCCGTTTTTGTTCTCCTGCAATCTCACCGTCTTTCATCTGTTTCATTTCAGCAATAACACTCTTGTTATGTTCCTTGAAGAAATCACCCATTGTATCAACAGAAGCAAAACGATGTTTTCCGATTACAATTTCCTTGAATTGCCCATCGGGGAATGATGAATGTACAGCATCTAAATATCTACTGTTATCCTCAATGCACTTTTCCGCATCCTTGATAAAGGCTTTCAATCTTGGCTTGGCATTGTGAATATAGGTTTGCTTTTTGCGGCTTGCATATTTACGCACATTCTTTTCCGCATTGTTTTTCAGCATAGCATACTCACTGCCGGAGAGCTGTGCAACGGTATCTCCAAACACATCTTCTTCCTCCTCAAGTACACGGTTGGTCATGCTGTTGTTCATCATCTGCTTGCCGTTCATGATACTGTCGGCAATCGCTCCCTTTGTTTTCAAGCGTTGGTAGGCGGTAACATCCAAACTGTCCTCAACTCCGAAACGCAAGATGCGTACAGGCTTGTTCATGTCCTTATGCAAATTTCCCTGTCGCAAAATGCGTCCGTTGCGCTGGGTATAGTCCATAGGACGGTTGGGCGCATCCAAATGTATCAGCGTGTGCAGTCGTTCCTGAATGTTCACGCCTGTACCGAGCGTAAAGGTCGAACCGAGAATCACGCGAACCTCACCACGGTTTACCTTTTCAAAGATTTCAAGTTTCTTCTTGACAGTCATTCCCGACCTCATTACTACAATCTCATCAGCAGGAACTCCCTCTGCGATCAGTTTATTTCTGATGTCATCATAAAGATTGAAGCCGCTCTGCTTATTTTGATAATTGTCGGCAAAAATGGCAACCGTACCTTTGTAGTCGGCTGTTTCTTTCAGTGAGCGCAAAGTCTGGCGCACGGCTTCATTGGTCTTGCTGTTTTGGTCGTCCTCTGCATCTGACTGCACCAATCGGGCATCCACGGCAGCAGCTTTGGCAATACCGTACATCGTGAGCGGAATATGGCTGTTCTCTTTCTTCTCTTTGCCGCTCATCTGCTCATAATGTTCAAGTTCGCTCTTTACGAACTTCATGATACTACGCAATGCACGTGTCTGTGGCAGATAGAGGTCTTGTGCCTTTCCTCCCTCCATTTCAGGTATTTTGTCCTTTACGCCACCGGCTTCTTTGGTAAGGACAGTATCGGACACTCCAGACCATATACGCACCAGTTCGGGCAGGTTCACGTATCCGGCAAAGCGATTGTTCTCCTTGAACTTTCCGCTTGTGGTGAACTCCAACATTTGCTGAATGTTACCAAAGTTGCGTACAAAGTCATCAAAGTAATAAATACCATACTCTTTCATCGTATCAGCAGGCATAAGATAGCGCATGAACGTCCAAATCTCTGCAGCAGTATTGCTGATAGGCGTACCTGTGGCGAAGATTACGTTTCGTCCGTTGTTCTTTTCCAAAACAGCCTGCGCCTTCAGGAATACCCCTTGTGATTTCTTGCTGTATGACGGGTCCACACCTTTGACTCCACGCTGCATGGCAGTGGCAAATCCAAGATGCTTGTATTCGTGGGCTTCATCCACAAGCAGGGCATCAATGCCCATATCGTCAAAGTTCTCTACATCGTCAGTCCGGCGGTCAAGCATTTCCATTGCCTTGACTTCTGCATTCTGCAAGGCTACAGCACGTTTTTTCTCATCGTTGGCGGTGCGTTTCTTTGAAGCGTTATCGGCAAGTCCGGCAAGTTGCTCCTCCAACAATTCGATTTCACGCTCGGCCTGTCGGGTAATCATGTTCTTGCCGTCTGGGTCTTCTTCTTTCATTTTTTCAAGAATGAGCATCTTCTCCTCAATCTTGTCCTGGACGAAAGCCATTTCCCTTTCCTCGCTGTCAGGGATAAATTCAAAGGTCGATTGCGGAACGACAATCATGTCCCAATCGTTGTAGCGTATCTTAGCATAGAAATTCTTTCTGCCCTCTGTGCTTCGGTCTGCCTCTTCGAGTGTCAGTATCTTGGCATTCGGGTACAGTTCCTTTGCACTTGCCACGAACTGACCTACCGTTGCATTCTGCACGACAATCATCGGTTTGCGTGCAGTACCCAAACGACGCATTTCCATTGCTGTGGAAATGAGGGTAAAGGTTTTGCCTGTTCCTACCTCATGGGCAAGCAACAACGGTTGCTGTGTACCTCTCACGATGGCCTTACCTTGGTGGGGACGCATCTTGAACTTGTGGGAAGCACCTCCGAAATACTCCGGCACAAACTCGTCCGGTATGCTCATAGGCACAAAGTTGTTGAACATATCGTTATAGATACGTTCCATACGTTCCGACATTTCCGGGTCGCTCTGCATCTTCTGCCTTGCCCAGTCCTTGAAATCCTGACGAATTTCATCAATCTTAGCGGCACAAGCCTGTGTCGCTTCCTTGTCGGTAATGGTTTCTGTTGTGCCGTCATAGTGCTTCTTGGTGGTGGAAACCGTGATGCTTCTGTTCTGAATGGCTGCTTCTATGAGGGTGTGTCCCATAATGGTTCGACCGAGCATTTCACTGGTCACGCCCATGGCACGGTTCTTTTCGTAGTTGGTAAAGTATGGCTCTTTCATAAACCAAGTACCGCCTACTGCTGTAAACCGGACATCTACCTCCGTTCGTTCCTTTACGAAGTCTTCATATAGTTTCGGGTCAATCCAAGAACTGCCGAGGGTAAAATCAATCAAGTGTGCGGGAATTTCCATGGGCATAACCTCCTGCAACGCCTTTATGTTGCGGTCAAATTCCCCATTCTCGTTATTTTCCTCAGCCTGACGCAGTTTCTCACGGATATTTCCGCTCAAATACTGATACGATGCTTCCATCTGTCGGGTTACAGGGTTCTCGAAACCGTAGCCATTCTCAATGATTTCTTTCTTCACCTCCCCGATACCTGTGCCAAGTTGCTCAGCGATGTACGGTATATCCACACGGCCGAATTTGAAGATACTTGCAATGATACCGTCCTTGACATTGGCAGGGGTGGGTTCTTTCTCTTTTTCAACGACACGTTTGCTGAATACATCGGTCTTGTCAAATTTTTGTATCCGGTTTCCTTTTTCATCTGCCGTTTCTTCGAACTTTTCAAGAGCGAACACATTGGCATAGTCCACATCATTGCGGAGAAACGCAATGGCGGTGTTCTTGTTGAAGTGTCCGTATGTGCTGGTAAAATCATCGTATGCCTTGTTGAGTTTGTCAAGCAAGGGTTTCAGCCCCTCATCGCTTTCATTCTCGGTCTGATAGGAAAGGACTTCTGCAAGGGCTTCCTTGATAGCGGTGTACGCCTCGAAACATTCCACTTTTGTATGTCCCTTTACTTTTTTGTCATTCACCTCAAGGAGTTGTGCGCTTGCTGTTGAGTTAATATACAGCTTTCCGTCCATGACAAACACTTCTCCGACTTTCTTGTCGCCGTTCACTTCTGCAACAGTTGTGGTTGTTCGTTCGCCAAATTCCTCCGCACTGAACGAGCGGACAAATTCAGCCAACATTTCCTCCTGCTTCTTGTCCTGTTTAGGGTACAATCCCTTGCTTGTCGGACGGAATGTGTCGCCTTTCTCGAATGCGAAGTGCATTTCACCTGCCATGTTTTCAGGGTGTTCGATGAAATAGCGGTTGTAGTCCATTGAGAGCTGCTTGATGACCGGCGTTTCCTTGCCTTTGACCTTGCGTGTTTCCCCGGTGTCATATTCTGCCATGCGCTCTCCGCTCACATCGCTTACATCAATGGCATGGGCGGATTTCTGTCCGTTCACACGCTTGCGGATAACAACTATGTCGGATGTTACCCCGGTGCCACCGAAAGTCTTGTTGTGCATACGGAAAGCACCCACGAAATCTGCGCCTCCCTCGCTCACAATCCAGTCACGGAGTTTCTTGCTGTTGTCAAGCGTACCGTTGGACGTGATGAAGATACCCAAACCGCCCTCACGCAGTTTGCGCACATTCTTTGCTATACAGAAATCATGTATGTTGTGGAATTTCTTCGACAGGTCTTTGTCGCCTGTGGTGTCATTCACACGGAGTCCTGTAACAAACGGGACATTGGTAATAGCCAAATCCACGCTGCCATTCGGTATGCGTGTCTGCTCGAAGCCCTGTATCTCCACTTTGGCGTCAGGATAGAGGAGTGAGAGGATTCCTCCCGAAGTTCCGTCAATCTCTATGGCATGGATGTCGCTCCGCTCGCTGATGTGCGTGGGCATCTGTCCCAAAATATTTCCGATACCGGCAGAGCCTTCAAGAATGTTTCCACCCTCAAAGCCCATTTTTTCGGCAATATCCCAAAGGGTATCAACAACGTATGCAGGGGTATAATAGGCGCTGTTCGCACTCATTACAGCCTCTTGATACGCTTTTTCCCCAAGTAATTCACGGAGTTTCTTTGCAATGAGGTTAGGAGCGTAATATGTACCCTCACTGAAAGCCTTGCCCAAGCCGCCCCAGCCGCTGAACTTGCGGAGGGTCTGCATCAGCTTTTCTGTAGCCTGTTCACCGTTTTCAAGCAACTGCTTTGCCAGTTCGATAGCCTTGATGTTGGCTTCGATACGTGCATCTACCGATGTAGGGGCGTGGTCTTTGCCACGTTCCGAATGGTTGTTGTGGGTATTCTTGGGAGTAAATGTATTCCTGCCATCGTTTTTGCGTGCAACTTTAAGAATAGCATCAACTTCCTTGCGTGTCGCTTGGAATGGTCCGCTTATATTGTCATTGCAATGGAATACGTTGGCAAGTTCATAATAGGCAATACCGGAAATCTCATGTTCTCCTCCGAGTTTGTCGTTCAAGTGCAATGTAACACCTTTGAGCTCATCGGCAAGTTTTCGGTTGCTTTCAATTTCTTTCTTGCGTTTACCCTCAATGCTTTGCTCGTTTAAGGAATCTGAAAGTCGAGGTCGCACAGTCCTATCGACTGCATTGCCTGCTCCTTCTCCTTTATTGTCAGTTCCTCTATCGGTTTGTTGTTCGCTTTCGCTACCTGTTTCAGTGCCTCTTGATAATCCTTGCTCGTGTCTATTACCGTTGGCCAGCACTCTTTCGGAGCGTTCTGTATCAGTTCTCTGTAATCCATGTTCGTTGTTTTTATTGTTATCAGTCAGGCTGTCAAACAAATTTAACTCATTTGACTGCTGTGAATTTACTGCTTTTTTCCCATTCTTTTTACGTGCAGGGCGGCTTTTTTTGATGCGTTCCTGTGCAATTTCTGCCTCTTGTTCCACCTCTGCCTCTCTCGTTACGGTTTCGGCGGTAGCAAGTGCATCAATGCTTGTCTTGTCGAAATTCGCCACATCAAACTTCTGTACCTCATCGTATGGGGTCATGTCGGCATCCAATCCATTTTCTGCCACCTCTGGTAAATCTCTTGCACCATTATAGAACGCTTTGAGGTACGGGCGTATGGCATCGCCCAAGTCTGCAATCATGGCTGTTGCATACTCGGCAAATTTGCGTGCGCCTTTTTCAATATGATAGACGGCCATTTCCGTACCGATGGCAAGTGTTTCCGGGTCTATTCCCATATTCATTTGACCGAGCAACTTCTTACGCATACGTTCACGGAGTTCTGCATAACGTTCATCGGTAACAAGACGGTTGCCATTCGGATTATTTTCCGGCTTAGATTCTTGTTCTGTGGCTTCCGCTTTTTCTGTACGTACAATCTCCCTAATCTTAACCTTGTTTTCAAGAATGGTTTCAACAGCGTCACGCAGTTCCTGATTAAAATTCTTGGGATTACGTACAATCTCCAACATTTCTTCAGGACTGTTTGCCGTATAATTGAAACGTCCATCTCCGATAGGGATAGGGCCGCTCACATCATCGCGCTTCAACGTGGTCAATCCGGTTTCCTTGTCAACGGAAACAGAATATTGCCACACTGGGCTGTATTCCTGCTTTTCTTCCTGCTTAGATGTTTCCAAAAGTTGAGACTCAGCAAACTGCACATTGCCGTCATTTACTTCTGACAAATCAGACAAAGACAGAGGTGGTTGTGATTGTGCATCGGTTGCATATTCTGCCAAGCGTTCAGCATCTTCCTTGCTCCGCATCATGAAGCCTTGCTTTTCCTTGTCCCACCAGCCTTTCAGTTGTTTGGCAAACATTGTGGTGTGCTTCCGAACGGTATCTCTCAACTCGTTATTGAACTTTACAAGGTACATATCAAGAACTTTACCTCTCTTTGTGATGTATTGTGCAGGAGTAATAGCATAGTCTTTAGAGGCAGATTCAACTTCTGCTCTCATACCTTTGTTTATCTCTGTCTCGGCTACTTTTTTGGGAGTGCTAAGCGATGATGCGTTCTCTGCTAATAACAGCATTATTTCAAGGTCATTAATATAAAGCCCCTTAGCATCTTGTTTGAAGAAACGTTTAAATTGGTCTCCATTCACACCTAAATCATATATAGGATATGACATGGTACCTCCGTCATAATCATAGGACTGTTCAATGAAATCTCCATTCTCGTTCTCTACACGTAATGCATAGCCACCTTCATAATTAATACGGGACAGTTTAACGTTCTTATCTGTAATTACAGACTGACGATCCACTTCTTTACCTAATTTCTCACTGTTATCGACTTTCGGAAACAAATCAGATGTGATAATGACATCATCATTTGTTTTTACAGCCTTTATCGGCTCTATCTTAACACCTTTGTACTCTGCAAACGCTTTTGTCTTCCGGTGGCTACTATCTATCCATTTCTCGAAATCCTCCAAGTTTACGGCAGTTACCACTGTCTTGTGATTATTTGCCCAGTCGCTGTCATAATTCGCGAAGTAAGCTGCCTCGGCATCGTCAGTCTCATTGAAACCAAGCATTACCTTATGCTCATCAAAGCTGCCGTCCTCATTATACTGGTCCACCACGAACACCCTGCGTCCGTTCCACCCGTCAATATCGTCAGAGAGGAACACGTCTATGTGGTCTCCGTCCACGCCCTCCGTGCCACGGATGTAGCCGTAGGTGTTCTGCATAGTTGTTTCCCACTTGTTGCCATTGGCATCCACACCGCTGCGCACACTGCCTTTAGGCTGCTCGATAGTAATATCGAACACTCCGACCTGTACATGACCTTTCTTGTAATTCCCGGCTTCTTTCTGCGCTTCGGTCGGATTTACATTCACTTCCGCTTCTGCTGCTGCGATTTTTTCTCCTAACTCACTGCTTTTAACAGAATTATTCGTACCTTTGCTGTCAGAGGAAGTGCTTTGAGGAGTTATTCCCGAGTCCTTTGTGGCAGTCTCGGTTTTAATTGACTGCTCATAGTCCAAACCTTGCCTTTCAACCGAAGAGGTAGTCGCATCTTTCGGAGTGCGCCAAATGACACTTCCTTCCAAAAGACCTGTGCTTTGGTGTGAAGCGCTGCCGGATTGTTCGCCGCTTAATGGACTCTTACCGGTGGGAACACTTGCAGATGCGGCATCTGTAGAAGAGGAAACATCTTTCGCGCCCCTCTCCCAAAGCATAGGTCTTTTATTTAAACCGCCTATTGATTCATAACCGGAAGTCTTTAATCCATAAAATTTGCCATTGTCAGAATTGATAAGAATCGTAATCGCACGTTTCCCAGTACGTTTGCGCCCATTCTCTATGGAGAATATCAAAGCACCGTCATAACCCAATCGCACATGGTCAAAATTATTCATAACATCAAGCACAAACGAAACAGCCTCGTCTGTAGATGAAATTCCCAATTCCTTCCCATGTCGCTCAATCATATGGAGCATCATGCCGGGGGTCAGCCTGAATGGAGCTTTTGTATATCCTATCTCGTCAAAGACTTCTTGCGGTATATCGGCAAGGTCTATATTCCCGTTTTCATCTTGATAGAAATACTCGCCATTCCCTGATTTCTTTTCACTTAGCGTATATCTCGCTTGCTTGCTTTCACTATCTGCTTCAATTCGTTTATTGTTGCCTCCAATCGTGCTTCTTTGTTCGTCAGATTCTTCAATTCTTCTTCCACTGTCGGCTGCCCAGTTTCCGTTCTCAGTTCGTTTTCCTGTCTGATTATCTCCTCGGCTTCCTTGCTGCCCTCGTTGGCTTTGCGCACTACCGCCAGCCAATACATCGCTTCTGCGTTGTCCATCATATTCAAATTTTTCGTTTTCGTATAATAATTCGTTTCTCTTGTTTACCGCCTCGTTTATGGCTTCTGCCAGCGTCCTCGGGGTGTTGTCCGGCTCTTCAAACAAGGTTGTCTCCTGCGTGCCCTGCACCAAGTCGTATATCTCCGCAAACATCCCCTGCATGAATCCTTGGCTGCTGCCCTTGTACATCGCCGCCAGAAGCAGTGCGAAGTTACTGAAATTATCGGCAGGAAGGTAACTCTCGCCCGTTGCGTCATCAATCTGGTATTGGCGTTTCCAGCTTTCAACTGCCATCCGTGCCTCCTTGAAATTTTTCGCTTCGGTAAACAGTTTGTCCTGCGACAAGGCATAATAAGCCCGGATTGAGTTCTGTATCTCTTGGGCCATACGCTCTGCACTTGGGCTGTCATAATCCCTGAATGCCGTTGCGAGAATAGCCTTTTGAGCCTTTACAGGCAATGCGTTGAACATTTCTTCAAGACGAACACTGCCACCCTTGAAAATGCTCTGGTACATGATTCCGCGCAAGTCATTCTTGGCTTCGGCGGTAAGGTTGTCCTTGCTGTCAAATGCGCTGCTGTATTGGGTCGGTGTGATGTAGCCTTTCTGCATCATCCATTTTAACACATTTGTACCGTTGGCATCCACAAGACCGGCAAAGGATATTTCCTCATCGCTTGAAGCAAGCAGCAGGTTGGCGAACGAACGCATGTCATTGCCCATCTTCTGCATGATGTTCTTGGGCTTTATGCGTTCAATCCCTCCGCTCTCGGTGTCCTGTGCCACATACTGACCAAGATTAATGGCCTCCGCATCATCCACATCAACCATATTCACAAGGACAGGATGTTTCATACCATCAATATCTTCCGCTTGCAAGCCAAACTCGTCTGCGTGGTCTTTCAGATATTGTTTGTATGTTTCCGCCTGCTCCGAGTGGGCTGCCCACATCTGACGGAGAGCGTCACTTCGGTTGTTGCCCTGTATGACCTCCCCTCGTGCGTTCACGGTAGGCGCACCCGTATAGGCGGTAACGGAAGATGTGATTTCTTCTGGACGGACGTTTCCTGCAATCTTCCGGGAAGATAACAGGCTGGCTTCGTCATTCCGTTCTTTTGGTTGCGCCTCATCAATGAAGTGCAGAGGATTGCGCACACCTTGGATATGGCTCGGTTGCAACTGGTTCGCATCAATCACTGCTGCACGGCCGCCTACAAGAACATCATCGCTGAATTTTACGGATACATCCTTGCCATGCAATGCCTGTACTGGTTCTTGTCGGTCAATCTTATGACCGTTCATGCGTCTGTAACCTCTTGCCCGTGCATCCTGCGGCTTGTCGTCCACCATGTCCGGCACTCCGTTCAGGGCTTCACGCTCGATGCGTTCCGCTTCCTCACGTTCCACACGTAACTTTTCCTCTTCCGCCTTACGCAATGCGGCAGCTTCATCAGCAATGCGTCTGCGTTCAGCGTCCGCTTCCATTTTTCTGCGGTTGGCAGTACCGGCTATCTTCTGCCAAACGAGCAATTCCTGTTTGGCTGCATCAATCGCTGCCTTGCGCTCTTTCTCGGAAGCAATCTTTTCGGCAATGGAGTTGCCGCCTTTCGATTTGGCTTTCTCCAACTTCTTCAAGGCTTCTTCCTTGTCAACAACCATTCCATCGGCTACGGTCTGTGCCATAACCTCATCGCCCTCGGTCTGCTCCACAATGGCATCCCAAGCGGTATCGCTGTCGGCCTGCTCATATAGTGGATTTCCCTGCTCATCCTTTGGTATTCTCTGCATGGCAGGAATATTTTGAGGGGCATTGTTATCATTTTCGGGAATATTTTCCGCACCATTGTTGCTCTCATTCTCGGCAGGGCGTTCAAACGCTACTCCGTTATGCTCCAACAACATATTGTCAAGTTCATCACGGGTAAACAGGTTCACACGCTTGCCGTTGATAGGGGCTTCGGTAAATACCTCATACTTGCCGTCCGCATCAGCATCTGCTGTGATATTGCCACGGACGGTAACGCCGTTCTCATCGGTAAGCGAAACAATGTCATTGAGGGTGTATTGTGGTCTTTCAGCCTCTTGCATCTCCTGTTTCCGTTCGGCATTCTCAATGCTTCTCTGCTGCTCGAACTGCGCCACACGTGCCAAATTTGCCGCATCAGCCTGTTGCTGTATGGTTTCTTTTGCCAACGGGAAGATGTTCACACCGTCCGAAACGTTAACTGTGCCGTCCCCATTATCCACAATACCGTCCTCGTTGGCTATAATCTGTACTTGCATCTGTGAACCATCCTGTCCGGTAATAGTATAGGCATCACCCGGATTGAATGTAACCTTACCGTCTATCTTATCAGCCGCTTCACGTGCGAACTGCTCCACAATGGCTTGTTCTGCCAATTCTTTTTGCTCGTTAGGGTCTTGCGATTCATCAAGAGACAATACTGCATCAGGTGATACTTGTTCAAGTGCGCCGGTTTCCGAATCGCGAATGATGATGCTGTTGTCCGAATCGGTTACGCTCACACCGCTACCATCGTCATACGGTATAAGCTTGCCGCTGATTACATACACCTTCCGCTCATCCTGCTTCATGGTTGCCCCCTGTATCATGCCAGTATTACGGTTCACACGTGCATCTATCATTGAGTTGCTCTGCTCGATACGACCGTCTATATCATCACGTACACGTTGTATCATGCCGTTATACACTTGCTTGGCATTAATATAATCGATTACGGAAGACTTATCTTCATCATTCCATTGTCCGTTGCCATTCACAAACTCTAATGCGGCAATCGGATTTTCTTCAATCATTGTAAACATGCTCTCATCCACAAGGTCCGCAACTCTTGCACGCTGATACTCATACATGTTCTTTGCATCGTTCATCTCCTGCGAAGAAATGACATTGTACCCGTCGAGATAACTGTCGTTTGCTTGTTGTACACTTTCGTTTCGGTTGCCTCCACGTGATTGAGCCATAGAAGCAAGGTTAAATCCTCGCAAATTCAACGAGCGTTCCATATAATCCAGAACGGCAGCTTTCTCATTGATGGTAAAATCTTTATCACCGGCAATAAGTTCCGCAACTTCACCGATATTCTCATTGGTAGTAAGGTCAAGCATCGCCTTTAATGGCTCCCATACCTCTTTGCCGAGTAATTCATTCACTTTTGCGTCCGCTTTATTTACACCATGCTTCATGGAAGCATAATTTGCAGCAGACAAAGTATGTTTTCCTGCGCCCATTAATCCCATAGAGAGTGCCATGCCTCCCCAAATGTCACCATGGAATTGACCACTAGCAAACAAATTGGTACGTGTACCGTCCGGATTCTGTTGATAGGCGTCATCAAGATTGAGCATGGTACGCCACAGTTGTCCATAGTATTCTTCCGAAACCTCACCAACATAATCACTCACACCCATTTTGTTGAACATCTGATGAGTTTGTCCCATGATACCGTTCAACGCACTTGCGTCAGCCTTTGAAAGCACTGCGCCGATACGCTTTGCACCTACCACATTGGCTAGTTTGCTCATATTCCCAAGAGTAAAGACCGGATCAAGATGCGCACCGAACATTTCCGAATAATTCTCAATGATGGCATTGGCTTCACTTTGCCAAATGGCATCCCCCCAAGTCTTATCATTGGAAAAATCATAGTTGCCGTTCCCATCAACAACCACATCACCCAGTTTACGGTCAATGATGTCAGTAGTAGTTTTCCCTGCCTGTACTGTATTGGCCATAAGTGGGGCACGTACAAGCAAATCATCTGCAGTTGTACCGAGTGCTTTGATAGTCCAGTCGGTTGCATACCGTCCCAAACCTTTGGCTCCATTCTCTTTAATATAGGACTTGAAACCCTGCTGAGCCATTTTTTCAGCCGTTTCTTTGCCTATGACCTTTGTTGCAAGTCTGGTACTTCCTTTGGAGAAAGAGGACAATCCGTTAAATCCTCCACCTGTCAATACGAAATCCAACATGAAGGACGGCATATAGCCTGCCATTACACCTGCTCTGTTCCAAAAATCGGCATTTCCGCCATATCTTTCCTCTGCTTGTTGCTTCTCATGGATTGCGCCCATCATTGCATCATGCGCTTCATGTTCACCCTCGGTAGCATTTTTACCTTTCAGGTCATCGGCATTTATCATCGTCAATGCGTCACACATATCACCCATACCGAAATCCCAAGTACGCACATCACCCATAGTGCGGCCGAAACCACGCCAAAAGCCTACATCTACACCGTTTTCACGGTCTTTCTGTTCTTCGAGATTCTTAATCAGTTCCTCTGTTTCACGAATGGCTACAGATAATGCACGATTTTCCTTGTCGGATTGTTGGCGAGGCGTATAAGTGGCAGCTCCCAGTATGGCAGCGAGAGGGGCTTTGTTGTTTTCTGTCTCTTCTGCCCATTCCTTGTGTACTTCTAATGCCCTTTCCGCTTGTTTGGCTTTCAAATCCTGCAACCGGAGGTTTGCCTTGCGCAACTGTCCGCCTACAGACATGTCAGCCGCCTGTCGGTATCTGAAGCTCTCCATGTCGGCAAGTCCCTTGCTGGTGTATCGGTTGCCGAGAGGGGTAATGTAGGTTTTCTCCAACTTTCCGCTCTCCGGGTTGAACAGCATTTTCCCCTCTGCGGTCTGTCCGCCGCCCAATGGTGCGTTTTCGTGATACTCACGCATGGTTTCCATACGCTCGTTGAAACCGTCCATCATTTGCTCCGTACGGCGTTTCATCTGCCCCATATTTGCACTGAAGCGTATTTTATCCTGTTCTGTTAACGGATTTTCCGATTGCACCACAGCATCAGCTTTGCCAAAACCTAACTGATTGGAAAAACTATCGTAGTCCCCATAATCATATTCCTCACTGGTCGCATCATACAGTTTCTTACGCTTCGTATCATCTTGAATGTCGGTACAGAACTGTTCATAGCTGCCCAATTCATAATCTTTCGATAGCGCATCATACAGTTTTCGCTTGTTGTCATTATTCTTGTCTTTCATATCAGCTCATTGGATTTTTCTTCTTGTTGGATTGACTGCTTCCCATCGGGTTGCTCTTTTTTTGCTTGCTCTTCCTGTTCACCTCTGCTGCTACTTCCGAAATTGGTCTGCGCACGATTTTCTTTTTCGGATTCATGTAAGCATCCACACCATCATCTTGTTCTTCTGTTACAGCAATGCCCAGTTCTTCTGCTGCTCGCATCACCGCCTCATCATAATCGGCTTTGGTCTTATAATCCTTGCCGCCAAGGTTGCCGTAATACTTGTTGCCGCTTCCGCCTCCTTCATTGTAGTAGTTTGCCCGGGCTCTGCTGGCCGAAGCGGATGCTCTTTGCGCTCCACCTCTGGCTTTCTCTGTATCTACCTTGGCCTTTTCAAGTTCTTCCGCATATTTTGCTTCAATCCCTTTACGCTTGGCATCAGCCTCGGATGCTGATATTTTATTGCCTTGCAATTGGAGATTCAATTCAAACAGTTGCCTGTCGCGTTCCTCTTTGGCATTGTTCCGCATGCGGTTATAATCGTCAAGTCTGAGCAGTCTTTGCCACTTACGTTCACGGTCATCCCCTTCTTCATCAGCTATCTTTGCCTTCATCAGCCCCTCATAATATTCTTTCTCCTTGCCTTCACGTTCTTTCATCAGCTTGTCATATCTCACTTTGGTACGTTCTGACATGGTATTCTTACCGGTGTACATATTTGGAGCGTACTGCGTGGTGAAGAACAAGTTCGAGAGTGCCGATATGCCGTCACCGATAGCCGCAAATATCTGGTCTCGCTTCTGTTTCTTCTTTTCCTTTTCAAGTTCCTCCGCTGTCGGTGGAGTATAGGGATTGAGTTTTTTGTACAATTCAGTGTATGAGAGACTGCCACCGTTCACATCGGCTTGTTTGGCCGGAGGTGCAGCGACCGTTTCAGATTGGAAGCCGGTAACGGCAGGAGCCGCAGCCGCTTGTTGTTCCGTCCATTTCTGTGTACCCTTTGCCGGGGATGATACGGAAGGAGCGTCTTGCTGCTGTTCGTGCCATTCCTTAGAGCCTTTGGGCGGAGGCGTACCACCTCCGTTACCTAAAATATCATCCATTGTTGCCATATTGAAATAGTTTAGAAAGGCATTTGACTTACCGCGTTAGTTACTCCTTGTACAGCTCCCGATATGGCATTGGTCTTGCCTTGCTCAATGGCATTAAGTTGCTCTGTGAGAGCGTTGTCGTTTTGTAAGTAAGTGGCTTCGATATTGTCCTTACGTGCTTCTGCATCAGCGGCAATCTGCGATGTCGCATCGGCGAGTGCCTGGTTGTTTGCCGCTTTTGCAGCCGCCACGCTCTCATCTGTGCCGCCCATCACAGCCGCCGAACCTGCCGCCTGTTTGTTTCGCCGTTTTATACTCTCTTCAGTTTGCGTAAGGATGCGTTGTGCATCAGCCCGCTGAGTGGCATCCTCGTTGTACCGCCTGTCATACCAGTCCTGATTCTTTTGCCGTTGAGCCTCAACATTGCGTTTTGCTTTCTTCATGGCCTTGGACGCCTTGATTCCACCGAAAATGCTGCCTGCAGCACCTATGGCACTTCCTATTACATCCATAAGACTTTAGTTTTTGATTATTAAAAGTTATACCTTGCGTGCGAAAGTAAGCCGTTATCTTCGCATCATCATTTTATCTTTTTACATACAAATCACTATGGCAATAGGAAAAAAGACCGGAGGGCGGCAAAAAGGTACGCCAAACAAAATAACGGCACTGGCAAAAGGGATGATTGAGAAATGGCTTGAAGCGCACAACGCTGTACCCAAAGGAGATGTGACGCCATTAATAATGCAGGACTTTCTGGAACTTGACCCCAAAGACAGGGTGAAAGTGTCGACAGAGTTCATTAAAATCATCATGCCTAAGAATATCAGCATAGACGATGGCGAGGTCAAACTCACCATTGAGGACAAGCTTGTCAAACTTGCCGGAGAAGAAGACGAGGAAGAATAATCTATTACCCTCTACTTTAGATTGTCTTCATGTCAGGGGAACCCCAACCCGAAAAGGGGATGATTTTACTGATTTGCTTTGAAGCGATGTTCGAGAGAATGTCGCTTTTTTCATGTCCGCAAGCTGTCGGAAGCGTTCAGGAAGCATTCGGGAATAATGGCACATTCTTCCGGAATTATTCGGGAAGAATGCAGGATTATTACGGAAGAATATAGGATTATTCCCGAATAATGGTGGAAGAATAAGGCTTTTTTCGGGAAGAATGCTATATTATTCGGGAATTATTACGGAAGAATAGCCGATTATTCCGGAATAATGAATGTTAATTTTAGCCCGAAATTCGCAAACGTACACTAATAGACGTAAATTTTAAGTTAAAACACCCTCTTTATTACATTTGTTTTATTTCATTAACCATTTGATTCTTCCGGAATAATGGCACATTCTTCCGGAATTATTCGGGAAGAATGCAGGATTATTACGGAAGAATGTACGAAAACTCCCGTATTTTGCCGTAAAGTAAAGTATATATATCTACTACGTCTACCGCGCGTGCGTGCGCACGTGAGAAAAATTTCGATTTTAGGGCAAGAATAAAAGTTGAATAAAAAAGAAAGCCTACAAAGAAAAATACCTTGCAGGCTTATATCATTTCGTGAAGTCACAAAAAAATCAGAATCCTTTTCCTTTCTGCCGTTGGTACACCACCGTCTGGTCTTTGTCGAGGTTGACGATTTTGAACATCACCATTGAACGGTTCGGAATATCATCCGGCAGCATAGTTACGAGCCGAGCAATCACCTCGTCCACATTGTTGAAGCCTACATCGGTCAGTTCCGCCACCTTTTGCCCGTTGTGGTATGCAGCCGCATTCACCATGTAGCGGTACGACAACCGGAAATGCACTTCTTCCTGCTTTTGCTCACGCACGGAAGCTTTGCCGGAGAAGAATATGAAATCAATCACTTTCTCGTTCAGTTCCCATGCAGAGGAGAAATCAATCTTGATATACCCGCGTGTCACCTTGTGACCGTTGCTGTGGTTCATCCCAAACGCCACTTCCGAGATAGATGCACGTACATCATTCTGAGCTACTGTTCCCCATGTATGCCGGAACGTGTAAGCCGAATACCACTCTTCCTTTGGCATTCCCATAGCCTTGCATAATTGCCTTATCCCACTGTTGACATTGGCGCAAAAACTGTCCGATGTAGTCATGCGCTGATAGAAATTGAACAAACGCTCATCATCTTTTGCCGTGTTCATGTATTTTTCAAATAGAGGCTGGATGATTGCCGGCACCCGCATTTCCATATACGCACCATCCGCACGGAACTTCTTCGTCTTGGCCCGTTGGTAGTGGATAATTCCGTTCCGGTAATCCTGCTTTCTTAGATTGTACAGGTCAATCGTGTTGATTCCTGCAAGGCAAAGCACCATCATGGCAACATCACGCCCGAACTCCGTCTGTGGATATTTCATCTTACTTTCCGGCAGAGGGAATGAAAAAAACTCCCGACATGCTTCGGGGGTAATGGCAAGCTTCTCCGCACGATCAGCCGTTGGTATTTCCACTTTCACCCATGGGTTGACTTTGATACGGATTATACCGTTATCGTAATCGTTGTACTCCAACATGGCGGCTTTAAATACCTGACGCATACAGATTGGATACATTTCCTTTGCCCTATGCGTCTGTTCAAGCGACTTTATCCATTTGTTCACCTGCGTAGAGGTCAACTGAGCGAACATCACTTGGTTGGTTCCGATGAACCGTTCCAGATGTTGTAGGGCAAGCTTGTAGTTCTTGGCATTCCTTTCCTGCCCACGGTCAATCATTCTGTCGATATGCACTCTCGCATAATCCGAAAAACAAATATCGTCATTGCCGTTCATAAGAAAATCCACCACTTCCTTGACCGTCCAATGCTCAATGTCTTTTTTGTTGAGCCGCTCGTTATATTCCACTATCCGCCCGGCACAATACTGAAGCACGTAGGGGTCTTCGATTTCTTTCGCTTTGGAAAGTTCTTTCTTCGTGACCATCTTGTCGGTCTTCATGAATTGTGTCCCCCTATGGTGGGTAACTCTGATATAAACCGGATAAAATCCGTCCTTGCGTTCTTTTTGAACACACGCTTTAAATGTTGCCAT